AAAGAAGAGGTAAAAGAAGAGGTAAAAGAAGAGGTAAAAGAAGAGGAAAAAGAGCAGACACTAGACGAGAAATCAGAAGAACTAGAGGAGTTTGCCGGTCTTATGGAAACGACAGTTGGCGTTGATGCAGAGGGCGGAAATATCTTCGCAAAAGACAGGACTATCGAACCCACAGAAAAAGACCTAGACTTGGCAGATCGCCAGCGAGTTGCAAGCAGACCAGAAGAAGCAAAAAGACGCGAGAAAGATTCTATCCTTCGAATAAAGAGGAGGAAAGAGGAACCGGAAGATTTTGATGTTCGGCAAGCAGAAAAATTGAGCAAGGAGCAGAAAGCCACAGAACTAGAAGCGAGCGAGATTGAAGCCGAGTCTAATGTTGTAATATCACAACTTGTAGGATTTAAGGCAGATGTTGTGGTCAAAGAAATTAAGGCACGTATTGAAGAACTCGGCGCAGAAGAATCGACCCCGCAGACGGAACGAACTATAAAAGCCCTCAAAGACTCGTTAAAGATATTCGAAGAAACAATTTCACAGAAGCGGGAAGTTGAGGCGGTGGAGGGCAAGGTAGAGTTGCCAGCAGAACGGCCAATCACCGTAAAAGGAAAAACCGTTACCGTCGCAGATGCCATAAAACTTTTGGGCAGACAAAAAAGAACAATGTCAAGTGAGGAGTCTGCGCAGAAAGAGGCACTGGTTAAACAGTTGCAAAAGGACTTGGAAAGCAAAGACGCAAGCCCAAGGAAACTCGCCAATCTTTTGAGAGAAGAAAGAGATGGCAAGGCACCCACAATTAAAAAAATATTAAGAGAAGCGGGCAAAGAAGAGACAAAGTTAAGTACGGAAGAACTTGAAGCGGCAATCAAGTTGAGGGAACGGGCGGCTGCTAGGACAGAGCAAAAGAAATCGCAAAACCTTGCGATACGACAAGCAAAATTGATGATTGATGATGTTATACGAACAGTAAGGCGTGAGGCGAAACTGCTTAAAAAAGAGGGCAGGGAACGCGTAAAGGTATTCAAAGACTTCTTGGCGGGACTTGACAAGAATCTAAAACGAGATGCAGGCATCAATGAAATAGTCTTAAAGCGTGATGCTAAAGGCAGAGAGGTTATAGACAGTGTAGAGGAGCTAACAAGAGCGATTGCAGATGTTCAGACACGCCTCGACAACCAAATCACTAAAAACAACCTGAGCCGTATTGAGAATGCTACCAATCAGAGAAACACGAACACATCGTCGTTTTTGTCGCCAACACTAGACAGCACGCTAACTTCAATCATTCGTATCGTAAATCCAAAGCAAGCAGAAAAACTCAAGTTGAAAGATTCGGATGTAAACAAAGCATTAGACGAGTATGTAGAAAGCCGAGCAAGGTTATTTGACAGACCTGCGGATGAGGTGAGGGTAGAACAAGAAATTGCTGCTGTTAAAGAGATTCTAGCGAAAGCAAAAAATGAGGGTATGGATAGTCTCGATGTTGGTGAGTCAAGCGTGTTGGCACAATTTATTGAGGGGCTACGTGCGCAGAACACGATACGACGTGCCTCTGAGAAAAAAGCCCTCAAGGAGGAGGCGGATAAAAACGCTGACTTGGTGTTAGAGGAGTTCATTACAGCACAGGGTGGCAAAGTTAGGGCGATTGACCGTGACCCCGTGACCGGCAAGATAATTGCGAGCAGGTTCCCGTTGGCTGGATTATCAGTGCAACTCGTTAAAGATTTATCGTTTGGGCTACGGTTCAATGGGCGGTTAGCGGATATTGTTGAGTTTTTAAGTGGCGGAGATCGCACTGTTGCACACAAGATACTTTACAAAGACATTGTTTCGGCACAGAGAGAAGCAATGGACTTGCAGATGAACTTTCACTCGCTGTGGTCAAAGGTGTGGAAAGAACACGGTGTCAAGGACATAGCGGATTCCCTGTTTAATCCGAAGATAAAGGGACGTGAAGAAACAGTTGTAATTAAAATGCCAGAGGGAACTCCAGACTTGGTGATGACTATGGGCGAAGTTGTGGGGTATCGGATGAGCGCAACCGACCCCGGCACCCGTGCCGACCTTTTGAATAAAAAGGGTGGAATATATTTAGAGGGCAGGGAGAAGGGCGTAGACCACAGCAAGGCTGAACACGACATAATCATGGAACAAACTAAAGACACGCCTGCTGCGCGACTAGCAGACGCGAATATTGATTTCATTAACAGAAGAGAAGTCGTTAAACTGGTACAACGCTATGGTCTTGAAAACTTTGGCATAGACTTTATTGTAAACAAAGAGGGTAACTATGTTCCCAGTCGCAAGAGAAGTCGAAAGGTAGATCGAAAGAAAGAAGAAGAAAGGGCGCAAGAAACACCGGCAGACTTGTTTGAAGCCGTGGGTCGCAATCTTGGAATTGAGAGGGGTCAGCCCGCCATTGGAGACAGGTCGATTGTTAAAACGCGGACAGGTGTTAAAACAAAAGACGTTGTTATTCGTGATGGATTTGACATCGTTAGCGATTACATACACGCTGTCTCTATATTGACCACAGTTGAAGTGCCGTTAAGAAAAGCAGAATCACTACTAAAGAAACCTGAAATACAAGAATTGTTCGGATCACGTAAGGGAAACACCCGTGGTATGTTCAATGACATCTCAAGCGTGTTTTATAGTGAGATGAAGCGTAGAGAACGGTCGTTTACAACCAGATTCAATACAGCCGAGACCATGATGCGCCGACTAAGGAATAACATAGTAACCGCCAACCTTGCATTTAATCCCATAATTGGCATGTATCAACCCGTATCGATTCTTGGTGCGGTCGCGTATTGGGGCAAAGAGGGTGTTGCTGCTGAATTGTCTACAAGTAGGGAGTTCTTGTTTAGGTCTAAGGGTAACAGGTTTGCTGAAGTCAACGCAAGAATGCTTGCTAAAAGCGGGTATGCGTGGAGACGCAGGGCAGTCGGTAACGCCTTTGCGATTGCGAACGCCGAACTGGTTGCGGGCAGAAACAAGACCGTGTTTGTTGCAGGCAAAAAATACGGCAGGGAATCAGCAGGGATGTTCCTCATAATGGAGGCGGACAACTTTGCTATTACATCTATCTATCGCATGGCTGAAATAATTGTGGCAAAGCGGTTCGAGAGAGATGGTCGAAGCATAGAAAAAGAACAAGAACTTTATGATGAAATGGTAAAACAAGAATTTGCAGATGCCGTTGACGAGACACAGCCAACCTTTGACCCAACATCAATGAACGGCATGACCGTCCGCGCAACAACCACTTCACCAGAAAATCGAAGTATTGCCTACAACTATCTTGGTATGTTCCGTGGTTTTGTAAGCAAACTCAATGCACTACAGGCAAGGGGAATTATGCGTGCAAGGGTGGAATACGCGAGGGGCAATCTGGGCGCAGCAGCCAAGCACATTAGTTATGCGGCATCTTTGACTGTTCCAGGAACACTCATGATACCAATAATCAGGAACGTGGCAAAGGCGGGCTTAGTGACAGGTCTTGGTCTTGCGTTTGGTGTAGAACAAGACTTTGGCAAGACTGGGCTAGAAACAGCAGAGCGGACCGCGATAGACGAGATTGGGCAGATAGCGGGAATATCTTTGCTTGGCGATTTGATTTCTGATGCTATAACCTCGTTTACTCTTGAGCAGCCGATAAAACCAGAGTTTAGTCCCGCTACCGCAACATTTACACAAGCTGTACGGTCTTTCAACCAAGTCGTAAATACAGACCCGAACAATAGAACCGGAATGGAAAATCTTATTGTTGGGCTAAACGCGGCGCGGGCGGTACAATCTGGAGCAGGTATTACAACATTCCCTAACTCCATATTGATACGGTTTGCAAGAGATGTCATTAAAAAAGACGAAGAAAGGCGCAAGAAGGAAAGGGGCGGAACTAGAAAATGACCGTTTCTACAACACAATACTATGTGAACATCACTGGAACCGGAACACTGAACGAGGAATTTGCGTTCTCGTTTAAGCATGGCGGTGCCAATGAAATATACGTGTGGGTCGCCGATGCTAATGGTGTGCTGGAACGCAGGTTTGTTGGGACAGACTTTATTGTGTTTGACAATAAGATTAGGTGGCAGGGTGTAAGTCCTACAACAAGCGTAAGGATACAACGCCATCTAACACAGAATCAGTTAAATAGGTATAGGGAAGCCACGCCAACAGCATACGAAAAGATACTTGACGATGTTGCTGCCAGAACACAACAGGGCTTAATCAACGATCCGCTACAAAAGAATCAGTGGAGTGCTAATGACGACAAAATCTCAAACGTTCGTGATGGCGTGTTGGATGACGACCTAGTGACCAAGAAGCAAGTAGATGATGATGTTGGTGGCGGGACAGATGATGGAACTGTGTGGAATATAGGTGCGGGCGATGTAGGGAAGTACGCAACAAGCAACGGCTCTGGATTTGATTGGCAAAGTTTCACCAACATGCCTGACCCAAAGGGGCAAGAGGGCAAGACTCTGGATGGTACACCAAGTTGGGCTGATATAGATAACGTGCCGTTGGCATCAAGTGGAACCGCAAATGATGTATTAAAAGACGTTGATGCTAAGCCGACGTGGACAACAGTAAGGGAGTATCCGAACGACGGGACAGCAGACCAAATACTTTCTGTTGAAGATGATGGTGGCGGGGGAAGGCAACAGGTATGGAGAAACTATCGTGGCGTTCCTAAATACTTGCCCGCAAACGCCATGTCTGTCTTGACGCAGAAGGATGCTGCAAACACAGACGCGCTACGTAACGAATTTGTAGAGCATTTTGGTGTTACTAATATAGAAGTAACGGGTACACTTGGCGACCACACGGGTACGGACGTTGTTGACCATCAGGTGTACAAGGCAACATTCACAAATCACCTTGGTGTTGTTCCGGACTTTATACATATAAGCGCAGGAACGTACATTCCCGATGACGTGGGAGTTCAATCTTCGTTTATTATCAATATCGTTTCAATGGACGAAACAACCATAACTATTGCAGCAGCATCCCTATTGCACGAAACAGCTGCAAATGATGATCCTACTTACACACACGAAACTTCTGTTCAAATACCACTAAACATACTATGGGTTAAAAGATGACTGTACCAAACGCATTAGATGAAATTAAATACAAGGGTTCTGGCATAGACAAAGAACAGTTTTACTTTCCGTTTACCGTCAGGGACACTTCTGTTCTATACGTGTACACGATAGATTCTGCTGGCGTTGAAACAGCCAAGGTGTTAGACACAGACTATTCTGTTGTGTTAAGCGAAACGGGTGAACAGGGAGATGGCGAAGGGGACTTTGGGTTGGTTACTTGGATTGGCACTAGTCCCACCGATACTGTGTGGATATTCAGACGAGAAGAGCCAAAGCAAAGCAACACGTTTACTGGAACCATAGATTCAGACAAAGTAGAGCAATCTGCCAACCGCATAGCAGAATCCTTAACCATGAGCCTGAACAGGGATGACGAAGATCCGTCAACTTTTGGGGCGGGAGACAAGAAGTTAATAAACTCTGGACAACCTGTCAGGGGCAGCGATGGCGTGACAAAGAAAAATCTTGACCTAACGTCCGCAGATGCCGGACTTGATGTACCAGCCACCGCAACAACGGGTTTTTTGCTAACTCCAAACGATATGTTGCCGTCTACGCCATCTGTTGAATGGTCCGAAAAATTTGATTATCCGGCTCTGCCGGCTGAACCAACCGATCTATTGGAATCTACGGGAACAGGAGACAGTTTCCAGTGGTCTACACACAGGTGGGTGCCGCTTCCTGACGGTCTGGGTACAGACGAGTTTTTGACAGAAATAACCAAAGACAAGATGGACTGGCGGCAGGTTTGGGAAGTACCAGATCCGGACTCGGACCCATTAGTAGGACAAGCACCACCTGCAGAAATAGACTCCGTAGTTGGTGTAGACATACAAGATAACATCATTTGGCAACCGGTAATAGAGACAACCGAACTCACCGATGCACAGGCCGACGACAGGTTTATTATCCAAGATAGCACAGGTGTTAATCATGGAAGGCGGTACGTGTATGGAACGGAGAGTCTAACTAAAACCAGCACAACGAGTACCGACAAGCATACAGATACTGTCAGCACTTTTTCGATTGCCCACGGGCTTGTGGACGATACTGGAGCTTCAACAAAACCCGAATTGGTTTGGTTACAGGTTGAATGCCCAACTGTAAACACGGATGATTATCCGGTGTTCACAGCATATCTAAATAACCTAGATGAACAACACGATGGCGACCCGTTGGGAATATCTGCAACCAGATTAGAGGGCAAGATTGTTATGTGGAACGCGAACGAATATGGAACGGCAGCCGCCCTTACGTGGACAGGAAACGCGACGGTGAAATTACATTGGATGGTGAGTGGCAAATAATGACTATTGATTCAACAATTCGAAAATCTACATTTACTGGTGATGGGACCACTGGGCAAGTTTTTACAGTTCTGTTTGCAATCGAAAAACAAGCAGACGTTGTTGTGTATGACGGGAGCTATTTGCTGCAACTAACAGACGACTACACAGTTAGCGGCGAGGGTTTGCCCGGAACAACACCCAACCAGTTCACTGTTACCCTTGTTGGGTCTACGAACAACACTGTAACTATTTATCGCGGTGCTTCTATCCCAACACAAACAAAGACAATATCTACTGGGTTCCAGACAAAAGACATGGAAACTGGGTTTGATAAATCTGCTATTGCAACATCTAATACGCCACTAGCATCTGATGGTTCGAGCATAGATTTAACTGGTGGGCGAATGCAGGAAACCGCAGACCCGACACAGGATAAAGATGTAGCCAACGTAGATTACATGCAAAGAGAGTTTTCAAAGAAGGGTAAAATTGCTTCCCCTGTCTCTGGGACCGATGACAATAAAGCCCTGTACTCTAAAAGCACGACAACTGTTATCTGGAAAGAGGTGTTTGATGTTCCCTCTGCACCGGGAACCCTTAGACTTCTAACGGTAGATTGGGACGGTGTTCCTAAATGGACTGTATTCCCAAGTTTCGCGCCTGTGTTCTTGAACAAACCCGTCTATTATCTATCTCTGGATACCGACGGAACGACCCTTGTTTGGAGGGATATTGATACACTTCCATTTACAACAAACACAACCCACAAGGATGCAATCTTTTGGCAACCTGCTGGCAATGTTGCCTTTAGGGAAAAAAGATTTTTGCCATTCGTGCCACCGCAGGGAGAATATGTCCTTGGCGTTTCTGGTGGCGGAAGTATTACGACCCAATCGGTTCTCTCTACAAAAGTTTCCTACCTGAAAGAGGCAGCGGCAGACTCAAACTTTTCTGCCCAAACAACGTTTTTTGTTAAAGACAGAATCAGTGCAAGACGGCACGGTATCTTAGAATGGGACTTAAGTAGTGTAACTGGAGTAGACAGGGACACGATTATTAGCGGAGAGATGCAATTAAGTCTCGCCCTTGGTAGTGGAACAGCACTGAAGGCAAAAATAGCAAGGCTGATTACGACTTTTGTTGAAGCCGATGTAACCTGGAACGAAAATGAATCGGGAACATCTTGGGATTGGCAAGCTGGTGCGTTCGCTGATGTTGATTTAGATATGGAAACCTATACCATGAGTATAGGAAGCGGCGGAGACACAACAGTAGACATAACGGGTCTTGTCTTAGATGCGATTGAAAACAGGTCGGGCATATTGCGGATATTGATTTACAGCGATAACCCACAGGCGGGTACTGTTAGTTCAAAGTTTGATTCTGATTTAGGTGCAAACCCACCCAAAATAGAAATTAAATCTGCTCCAGCACGTACCCTCGAATGGAAAGAGAGTGGTTCTGACCCAATACAGAGAACAATTCAGCCGTCTGGTGGCGAACTAGTAAACACACAACCACACATAACATATTCTAATTTAGAGGATATACCACACGGATTTTCTACAGATGTGTCTATATCAAGTTGTTCCTTTTCGGCAGATGCTTCGACGGTGGCTGACCCAGACACATACGCCTCAATGATTGGTCCGCACCTAACGTGCCAATATGGAAACGATCAGGTGATTATCTTCTCGTTAAACATAGATTTAACCCAAAGCGGCGGTGCTGGATTGTTTGATTTTCCTCATATATCTTATTTTGTATATCCAGAAACGAGCAACGGATGAGTAAAGTAGAACGAGAATTTATGGAATTGCTAGAAGAACTGGAAACAGCCTCTTCTGAAAATCAGTTGTCTGAACTCTATTTTAGAACTCATGAGCAGGGACAGGTGGGTGGTCCGTATGATTGGCAAGTGGAGTTCCACGACCGTGGATACGACTGCAAAGAAAGAGCGATAATTGCTGGTAACAGATGTGGCAAGACAAGACCGTGTGCTGCAGAAGTTGCAATCCATGTTACTGGCTTATATCCACCGTGGTGGAAGGGCAAGCAGTTTACGGTTGGAAACGACTGGATTGTCGCAGCACCAACTAACGAGTTGTGCAGGAACACGCTACAAACCGCTTTGGTGGGTCAAATGAAAGAGGGCGAGAAGGCTCCTTCTGGCACTGGGTGGATACCAGCAAGTCTAATACTTGATTATGGGTGGAGACAGTGCGGTGTTAGCAACGTCATGGACACTATTCGTATAAAGCACTCGTCCGGATCTGTGTCAACAATAGCATTTAAGTCGTATGAACAGGGATCTATTAAGTTTCAGTCTGTTTCCCTTGATGGCGTGTGGCTTGACGAAGAACCAAGAGATTATGAAATTTACACAGAATGTATCACCAGAACATTTGATAAACGAGGTATTGTGATGTTTAGTCGTACCCCGCTTTTTGGATTGTCAGAGATAATTAAGCACTACACAGATGGAGGAGAGGGCATTTGGTATAAGAATGCAACGTGGGATGACTCCCCGCACCTCGATAGAGACGCGGTAGAACAATTATTATCGAGTTACCCAGAGCATGAACGAGACACGCGGTCCAAAGGTGTTCCCATGATGGGTAGTGGCGGTGTCTACAACATTCCCGATGGGATGATTATGTGCGAACCGTTTGAAATACCTGATTATTTTAGGCGGATATGTGGCATCGACTTTGGTATTGACCACCCTGCCGCTGCTGCGTGGATTGCGTATGACGCTGATGCTGATACGATATATGTCTACGATTGCTATAAAGAGCGAAATCAGACGGCGGCATATCATGCGGCTGCCATTCGGAGTCGGGGAAGTTGGATTCCTGTTTCGTTCCCGCACGATGGCATGATTCGGGACAAGGGCGGCGGTGTTGCTCTTAAAGAACAATATATTGCTCATGGGGTCAACATGCTTGGCTTCTCGGCACGTTATGATGATGACAAGGGTGGTGGGCAACCTCGGGAACCCGCAACCATAGATATTTTAGAGCGTATGCGTACCGGACGGTTTAAGGTTTTTAACCACCTAAATGAGTGGTTCGAAGAAAAACGCATGTTGCACAGGAGAGATGGCAAAATTGTTCCTGAACGGGATGATATTGAGTCAGCAACGCGTTACGCAGTAATGATGTTACGATGTGCTACGTCGCATGTCGATAGTAATACCCCAAGGCAGAGTAGGGTTATTAACGATTTTTGTCCTCTGCAAGATTATTAAGGAGGTTTATCATGGGTGGTTTATTCCCAAGTTCGCCTCGCCCAACACCACCAGCACCATCACCGCCACCAATGCCAACAGCTGCCCCTGTCGCAATACGGCAATCAGCAAAGGGCGTGGCAGATGTTGCAAGTCGACGAAGGCGGTTGCTTGCTAATACATTCAAAACAACACGCTTGGGCGGTGGCACTAGCGGTACTGTTGGAACAAAAACTCTTTTGGGTAGTTAAATGTCTAAACTCCGCGACTACAAGAAAGAATACCGTGATTTTCATGGCAAGCCCGAACAAATTAGGCGCAGGGCAGCGCGCAATAAGGCGCGTACCCTGCTTGGCTTGAAGATGGGCGATGGAAAAGAGGTTGACCACAAGAAGCCCCTGAGCAAAGGTGGTGGCAATGGTAAGAAGAATCTTCGACCTGTATCTAGGCGAACAAATCGTAAAAAGGGAGCAAAATAATGCCTCTTAATCCAGAACATATTATTAAATCTTTCAAAAAAGCCAAGAGCGACCGCGCTAATTGGGACAACCATTGGCAAGATGTGGCTGATTTTGTGCTTCCTAGCCGTAGTTTTAACACAACTCGCGCAAAGGGTTCACAGAGGCGTGGTCGTATCTATAACACAACTGCCCCTGAAGCCGCAATTCAACTTGCCGCTGCCCTTGAGGGCATGTTGTTTAACACTGGTATACGGTGGTTTGAATTAACGACTGAGGACGAGGATTTGAACAAAAGGCAAGAGGTTCGAAGATGGCTTTATGATTCAACGAACCGAATGCTTGCCTATTTTGACAATTCCGCCACCCAATTCAGTGTTAGTGGTCACGAAATGGCTATCGACCTTGTTTCATTCGGAACTGGGG